ACAAGTATCCCCAGCTGGTGGATACGCTATCGGGTCCTTACAGGACTACCTTGGTCTTCCGACGGTTGGTCAAGTCGGTGCTGGTAATACGGTTTCACACTCGGCGTTACCTACGCGTGCTTACAACTTAATTTATAACCAATGGTTCCGCGATGAAAACCTTCAGAATTCCCGTGTGGTTGACAAGGGCGATGGCCCTGACGCCAACGCCTCTACTAACTACGCAATCCTTCGACGTGGCAAGCGTCATGATTATTTCACTGGCGCGCTTCCGTGGCCCCAAAAAGGCGGCACTTCTGTAACTCTGCCTTTGGGCACTTCTGCACCTATTGCTGTTTCTGGTTCAGGTCCTTATTCTGTTCAGCGTTCTGATCTTCCCGGTCAACCTCAAAGAGGTTTTTTAACTGGTATTCCTGCCAGTAATTATTTAGGCATTGATGGTGGTTTGCCTTCTGGTGCTGACGCTCTATATGCTGATTTGTCTCAAGCTACTGCGGCAACTATTAATCAATTGCGTCAATCTTTTCAGATTCAAAAGTTGCTTGAACGTGATGCACGAGGTGGTACTCGTTACACTGAGATTTTGCGTTCTCATTTTGGCGTCACTTCGCCTGACGCTCGTTTACAGCGTCCTGAATATTTGGGTGGTGGTTCTACCCCTATTAATATTTCTCCTATTGCTCAGACTTCTGGTACTTCTATTTCTGGTCAGTCCACTCCGCAAGGTAATTTGGCTGCAATGGGTACTTACATGGCTAAAGGCCATGGCTTTACACAATCGTTCGTGGAACACGGTTATGTGATTGGTGTTATTTCTGTTCGCGCTGATCTTACTTATCAGCAAGGTCTTCGTCGACATTGGTCGCGTTCTACCCGTTATGATTATTATTTTCCTGTGTTTGCTATGCTTGGTGAACAAGCTATTTTGAACAAGGAAATTTATGTAACTGGTGGTTCATCTGATACAGATGTTTTTGGTTATCAGGAGCGTTGGGCTGAGTATCGTTACAACCCTTCTGAGATCACTGGTCTTTTCCGTTCTACGGCTGCGGGCACTATTGACCCTTGGCATTATGCTCAAAAGTTTACTTCTCTTCCTACTTTGAATAGCACATTTATCCAAGATTCGCCGCCTTTGGCTCGAAATTTGGCTGTTGGTGCTTCAGCAAATGGTCAGCAGCTTCTTCTTGACGCTTTTTTTAATATTACTGCTGCTCGTCCTTTGCCTATGTACTCTGTTCCCGGTCTTATTGACCATTTTTAAGCTCTTGCGGTTTACACCGCATGAGCCGAAAGGTTATTTATGCTTGATTGGCTTACTGATCCTATTGCTTCTCTTGCTTCTGGTGTCGCTGGTTTTCTTGGTCAACAAGATACCAACGCCCAGAACAGGCAGCTCGCTGCCGAGAATACTGCTTTTCAGGAGCGTATGAGCAACACTGCTTATCAACGTCAAGTTAAGGATTTGGAGGCTTCAGGCCTTAATCCTATGCTTGCTTATGTTAAGGGTGGTGGTGCTTCTACGCCTTCTGGTACTGTTGCTCAGATGCAGTCGCCTGTTTCTGCTGGTGTTTCTTCTGCTGAGTCTGCGTCTCGTTCTGCTTTGACTCAAAAGCAGATTCCTAAGGTTGGTGCTGAGACTGAGAATGTTGGTGCTGACACGATTAATAAACGTGCTCAGCGTTTTTTGATTGAAGCTCAAACCGGTCTTGCTGGTACGACTTCTGACGAGAAGCGTTCACATATTTCTTTGATGGAGTCTCAGGCTAATAAGATAGCTGCTGAAATTAAGAATATTCCTCTTGAAGGCGATCGTTTAATTGCTTTAGCTAAGCAGCTTCGCACTACTACTGAGCTTACTGGTTTTCAGATCGGTACTGAAGAGCAACGTGCTAAACAGATGTCTTGGATGGCTGTTAAGACGATGCTTGAAAGTGATTTGTTAGGCTTAGATAAAGCCGCTATTCTCAAAGCTGAGAATTTTGGTAAAGAGTTTGGTCAGTACAAGGGTATTATTGATGCCCTTATTTCTACGTTCCGTATGCTTAAACGTTAAGGAGTTTTTTATGAAGTTTATTTCTGCTTATGATAATCACGATGCCCGTTCTAATGAAACCGGGCTTAAGTGTTTGGATTCGTCTTTGACTCAACAGCAGTTTAAAGATGAAGCTGATATCAACACTATTGTTGATCGTTTTATGAAGACTGGTCATTTACCTGATCCAGTCTCTATGCCGCAGTATGTTGATTACGAAGGCGTTTTTGATTTTCAGTCTGCGATGAATGTTGTTCGTCAGGCTGATGAGAATTTTATGCGTATGGATGCTAAAGTTCGCTCTCGTTTTAATAATTCTCCTCAGGAATTTTTGCAATTTTTTGCTGATCCTGCTAATTTGGATGAGGCGGTGCGCCTTGGTTTGGCCGTTCCGGCCTCTCAACCCAAGGAGTTTTCCTCTTCTGTTAAGCCGGATTCTGTGGCTGAATAGCCACGTGGGACAGTTTGCTACTTGATGTAACTGTCCCTATTGACACCTTTTTTGTTTTCTGTTCTACTGGAGTCATCATGAAACCTCTTCATCGTCACAATGCCAACAAGCACGCAAGTGCTACGTCTTTTAAGCGCAATGTCAAGACCACTAAGTTGATTAACATCACTGCTGGTCCTATGCGCGGCGGTATCCGTCTATAAGGCCTTCGTGTGCTCAACACTTTGGTCACACCCTCAACATGGCCCTATCAAGTGCGGTCAGTGCATAGAGTGTCGTTTAGCCTATTCGAGAGAGTGGGCGATTCGAATTACTCACGAGCAACAGATGCACAAGGTGTCTTGTATGCTGAACCTCACCTATAGCGATGCCTGGCTTCCTGAACATGGTCAACTTTTTAAAGATGACCTGCAACGCTTTTTTAAGCGCTTGCGGAAGGCGGGTTTCAAGTTTCGTTATGTTGCTTCTGGTGAGTACGGCGATCGGACCAAACGTCCGCATTTTCATATTGCGTTGTTTGGAGTTGATTTTTCTGATGATCGTCGCGCTTTTGGCCGTGCTGTTGGTGGTGACCCTACCTTCACTTCTGATGTAGTCTCTAAGGTCTGGCCTCAGGGTAATCATTTGATTGGTACCCTTAATTTTGAGTCTGCTGCATACATTGCCCGATATATTTTGAAAAAGATTAAGGGCTTGCAAAAACCTGAACCTTTGTACGTTGATGACGTTACTGGTGAAATGGTTTTGCCTAATCCCGAGTTTATGTTGATGTCTAAAGGCATTGGCCGTTCTTGGTTTCGGGATTTTTTCATGTCGGATGTCTATCCGCATGCTTCTGTCATTACTTCTCAAGGAAGTAAAGCTCCTGTTCCCCGTTATTACAAAACTTTGTTGAAGGAGGTTGGGTCCGATTTAGCTCTGGACATGCAGTATCGTTCGTCGGCGCGAGCCGAGTTGGAAGTCGAGCGTTTAGCTTTTGAGAATCTTCCTGTTCGTAAGAATTCACGTTCTCTTGTGAGTTCTTCTCGTTCTAGTTTATCTAAACGTAATTTATAATTTTTTAAGGTCATTTATGCATTTATTTGTTGTTAGTGTTAAAGATCGCGCAGCCGATGTTTTTAACCGTCCTTTTTTTGTTCCCCATCGCAATGTTGCTATTCGTGATTTTACTGATGAAGTTAATCGGGTTGCTGCTGATAATCAGCTTTCTAAGCATCCTGATGATTTTGATTTGTATCTTTTAGGTGAGTTTAACGATGCTACAGGCGAGTTTTCTATTTCTCAACCTCAGGTCCTTGTTCGTGCCAAGGATGTAATTCAGTCTTCTTGACCCTTGGACCCCTTCGGGGGTCCTTTTTTTCTTTTGGAGTATTTATGTTTCACAATAAATCGGTTGATGCTCACAATTTTGCAATGGTTCCCCGTGCTGACATTCCCCGTTCTCGATTTTCTATGCAGAAAACTCTTAAGACTACTTTCGACAGTGGTCTAATTGTTCCTATTATGTGCGAAGAGGTTTTACCTGGAGACACATTTAATGTTAATGTCACAATGTTCGGTAGGCTTGCTACCCCCATCTTTCCGGTTATGGATAATCTCCATTTGGACTCCTTCTTTTTCTTTGTTCCTAATCGTTTGGTTTGGTCAAATTGGGTTAAGTTTATGGGGGAGCAGGATAATCCTTCCGATTCTATTTCCTACACTATCCCTCAACAAGTATCCCCAGCTGGTGGATACGCTATCGGGTCCCTACAGGACTACCTTGGTCTTCCGACGATTGGTCAGGTCGGTGCTGGTAACACGGTTTCACACTCGGCGTTACCTACCCGCGCCTACAATTTAATTTATAACCAATGGTTCCGCGATGAAAACCTTCAGAATTCCCGTGTGGTTG